AGGCTACGCGCCATACTCTCCTGTCGTACTATTGTTATCCCGTGTATCTTGTCCTTCTATATACCCCTTCTCAATGACTTCCCTCATGAGTTTGGCAGTTGCGTCCCTGTACGCGCTCGCGTATGCGCGTGCCCATGCGTACGCGCCTGTACGCGTGCGTGTGTGGTCGTCTGCGCGTGTGTGGTCGCGTGTATGCGTGTGGTCGTGCGTGTGGTCGTGTGTGGTCTCCTGTGGTCGTGTGGTCGGCATATAGAACTCCTCCCATACGTCCAGTGGGTTGGGCATGTCGTACTCCCAATGCTCTGCCGAGTGGTCGTATGCTTCCAGCCATTGCCTCGCCATGTCCTCGTCTACTGTCTCAGTGATGAAGTCCAGCCAAGCATGCGCCTGTCCGTAGAACTCGCCACTTTGCTCAGGCGTCCTGCCTGCGTAGCGTCCGTCACTCAACATATCGTATCGCCTCGCATGTCGCGCACAATATGCTACCGTCAGGATATATATGTCCGCCTTCTCCGTACTCGTCCATGTCCAGTGTCTCGCCACAATCGGCGCACTTTACTCGTGGGCAGTCGCTGTGGGGCGAGCCTTCATGCGCCTCACAATGACACCAGCCAAAGATTGCGACCTGCCTCTCATGATTGAGTGTAAGCATGTCTCCTGTGCTGTATGACCTTTGAGACGGGTCGCTCTGACATGTCTCACACAAGCCTTCGTCCACGTGAGGGCAGAAGCCCCACTCGCGCACGAACTCCTCCAATGTCTCAGCCATAGCGCTCTTCTCCCAGTGTGATTAACTGAATTACGGCGTCATAGTCAAAGGCGTCCCAGTCTAGGTCGTAGTCGTTCGCCACGTTGAGCATGATGATATCTTTGACCAGCCTGTCATTGAGTTGTGCCCTGAGGGTCTGTATGCCCTCTGACGTTGTGCCCATAAGTTTGAGCCAGTCGGCAACGATTGTCTCGTTGAGGTGAAGTGGCTTGCCTTTACACGCCTCCTCGTAATCCGCGCTGTCGCCAATCTCAAAGATAGTGACGCTCGCTGTCTCGTCCTCGTCTGACCAAGTGTAGTCACCTAGACCCACTGCCCAGTAGTATACGCCAGTCTCGTATGCGCCACTGATGATGTCGCAAGCGTGAGACTTAAGTGTTTTGCCTGTCGTTGTTGTTGTCATTGTTGTTTATCCCTCCTGAGTAGAGACTAGCGCAGTAGTATCGTTGTCACCAAGTGCCCTCACAAGTGCCTCCAGTGTGGGTAGTTTGAGTGACTGTAACTCATGCGCCTGTACGTCCGCGACAAGTACCAACTGCGTGACCAGTGCTTGTTTGCGTGCCTCGTTAGTGTCCATGCGCTCTTTATACTCGCGCTCTGCCTTCGTCCTCTCCTCGCACAACTGCTCTAGTGTCTTGTCCCATGTCAGGGCATACAGCACTTCGCTCGGACGAACTTTGGAGTAGTGTGTCTTAATTTGGTAGGTCGGCTCTGTGAGTTCAAAGTTACTTACCTGCGAGATAATCTCTACAGTGTAGGTTGTTACTCGGCGTGTCCTGCCAAGACGGTAGCCATACCTGTCCATGCTCACAGTCTCCTCGTGTACTTTCAGGATACGTCCACAATCACTGCGATTGCGCCTGCCTCCTAATTTGAGCATAAAGACGGTCTGTGGATTGGCGGTCAGAACTTTGGCGACTTCTGCGGAGTTCATGCGTCAAACTCCCACTCAATCGCAACTTCGTCACGGCGTGGTGACGCCTTAAAGAATAGTTCTTTGGCTCGCGCCTCAACTTCTGCGTCAGATAACTCGCGCTCGCTGTCAAACTGTAAGCAGATTGTCGCGTAGCACACGTACTGATACTCAACGGGAGTAGTGGTCGTCATGCTGATAACCTCAACGTGTTGCGCCAGTCTGTGGTCGGGAACGCTATGTCAAAGCCACAAGCAGTGTAGAACCTCTCGTGCGAGAACCTCTCATTGTCTGCGTAGAACTTGCGTGCGAGGTCGTGACAAAGATTAGACCAGTCTGTAATGTCCACCTTGTGTGCCCCACTTATTTGAAGTCGCATTACCTTTGCGACTGCTTCGTAGTCCTTCTTAGTCATTGTTGTTTATCTCCTTCTAATAACACACTACTACAGTAGTATTGTTGTCACCAAGTGTTATGACCTACGTCACTCCCACCAAAGAGGTTCTAGTAGTTGTCCGTCCACGTCATATTTGCGTGGCATGTCGTCAAACTGAATACGCTCTAGTATTGTCTCTTTACTTGTGAGGTTGTCAATGGTCGCATAACCCACGCGCTCGGCTGTCACGCACAAGTTCTTTAAGTCGTTCATGATATCGGTCATGGATTGGTGAACTGCCAGTTGGTCGGCTGTCATATTGTCTTTATCTGACGTGCCAAAGAGTGTGGGCTTCATAGCCTCAGTCAGGTACAGCACAATGTCATTGCGCGAGCCTCCGTCAGTGCCAATCATGTCTCCGTCCTCGTTGTAGAACTCTAAGTTAAAGCAGTTCTTGTGAGTGTAGTGATTGCCCCAGTAATTGCGTTTGAGTACCACGTAGTTAATTGGGTCTGCCCAGTTGAGTTGAGGTGCTTCATTGCGGTAGAGATTACCGTAGAACGCAACTCCGTCTCCTTGAGAATACGACAAGGAATACTCAATTTTGAGGTCAGTGAAGTGTTTACCCCAGTACGACAATTCCTCGCCTGTGAGTTCTTTGATGACATGCTCTTTCATGTCGCACTCAATGTCGCCAAACAAGTGTACTGTCTCGTACGCAATCTCGTGTTCACGCTCAATTACTACGTCCTTCGCCTTGTCCGATAACTCGTCAAAGGTATACGCTACCTTCGTGCGAGTAATCTCTTTGCCATTAGTGATTGTGTCCATTGTGTTGTCCTTCGTTGTGTTGTGTTGTGTTGTGTGTCGGCAAGGGTGCTACCGACTACGGTAGTCTTACACGGGTATCATTGCGTACCCTTGCCTTAAACACACTGTAACACAAGGCTGTGACTGTCACCAAATAGCGCGACTTGTCAAAGGAGGGTACTCGTCTGATAGTTTGAGGTTGCCCACTCAGTAGGAGAAGGAGGTACGTAATTAGGCACGTATCCATATTGGTCATATAACTCGGCATACTCAACAATCATTGTGTCGTTCCAGTTTGACATCTCGTTGAAGTCGTCAATCGTCCACGCACTATCGTCAATGAAGGCAATGGACTTAAAGGTACAACTGCCCCATGAGCCATTATTCTTGTCAATGTATATCACTGTGCCTCCCGTTAGATTGGCGATTTAAGCGAGATTAACTCGCGCTGTAGTTCTGAGCCTTCGCAGTTGTCAATGAGCATGAATAGTTCATTTACCCATTTTGCGACAGTGATTGGCAACGGGGTAGTGGATAGGTATTCCTCGTACTCAGTGGCAATCAAGTTAATCTCAGAAACTAATCCTGAGCCTTCACAGTTACTTGTGACGTCAAGAACTTCTGTAATGAACGTTTTGTAGTTTTTTGTGGTCGTATTTGTTGTCATAAATTACCTCCTAATGAAACTGTAGCATTCTTAGTTTGTTGTCACCAAGTGGTCGTGGTCGTGTTTGGCACACCACCAACACACGATATTGTCGTGGTCGTCACTCCACGTAGGTACGTAATTGGAGTGGTTGCTTGTCATGTGGTCGCCACACGAAGGGCATATGTTGTGGTCGTCAGTCATGTGGTTGCCATTGAAACGTTATCTCTACGTCATCATATCCTTCTGACAAATACTCGTCAGCAAGTTCTCGCGCCGTCCTGTGGTCGGTAATGTAGTGGTCGTTTACTTCTCCTCCACCTACCCATACCGAATATACTATTTTGTCAAACTTAATCATGATTTGTTATGTACTCCGATTGTTTTTTAAGTTCTAATTCTTTCCAGTTTGTAACCAATGTTTGTAATTGTTTTAGTGTTACTACTGTAGACAACGCACCAACAAGTGCTTCTACTGCGGTTTCACCAAAAGTATTTCTAGCAACTTCGCACAATTCGTAAAGTAACTCTACCTCTACTCCTGCGTTTAGGTAATCTGATACTTTCATTTATACACCTACCGTTTCATATTTCTCATATGGCACTACCATAGGTGATTGCCACTCCTCCTCAGTCACAAAATACCCAATGCGATTGACAAAGTGTAAGCCTGAAACAATGTATGTACCGTCAGAACCGTCCACCCATGTCCATACTTTTTTCTCAGGTGAGTTAGATACAAAGTCGTATTCCTCACCATACGTTTCAAACAACTTCGTTTCGTCATCTGATATGAACTTGTTGGTAACTGGTTTGTACCAGTTCTCCCACACTTCTACGGCGTCACAAACAGTTGTCACAAAAGTACCCCTTTCAAAAGTTCACACGTAGTGTCAATGATTTCTATTTCCTCTAAGTCCCAACCATATTGTTCGTTAATATGTGCCATTGCTTCTTGAATTGCTGTGTCCTCGTTTGTAGCCTCAATGGTAGTTGTCAAACACATGTACTCTCCAACAAACGTGACGTTATATGTTTTTGTTTTCATGTCACCACGAGGACGAGTATACAAATGACCACTCGTTTCCCATTGCCTCAAGTTTTTCAATAACACTAATTGTGTCTTGTAGTTGTTCCAAATAGTATTCGTCATATTCCTCGCCTCCAAAGAAAAAACCACTTTGTGTAGGCAAATAGTCCTCAGCGATTGAAGGATTTTCCACAACTTGTTTACACACTTCTTTGAGAGATTGGAGACTACTTAATTCCACATAAGCGTCCCTACAATCGTCCTCTCCTCCTTGACAAGCGTCCACAAACCATTTGTGGATTTGATTGGCTTTGCGCCATTGTGCTACTTTGACGCGAACAAGTGCGCTTGGATAGTCAGGCTCAATGATGTCAGTTGCTTCAACAAGTTCAACGATTTTATTGAAGTCCTCGTAACGCTTGTCAGTCTTGTTGTACGGAGAATAGTATTTCTCTGCGTACAAGTATTGGTCTAATCCCATGTTGTCCTCCTTGTTTGTTGTATATAGACGATTGTCTATATTAGAAACTTTAGCATTTGGCTGTCTTTGTCACCAAGTGCTTAATCAGTTAATCCCAAAACTTCACACACGTTGAAACTCTTGTAAGAATTACTTGGCTCATCTCCCCAAGACATTCCTCCAGTTATGGCAAACGTTCGTGTATAGTCAATAGTAAAATAACTACAATCACGAAGTGATTGGTAATTGTAAACAGTGTCTATACACTCGGTCAAGAACTCATAAAGTTGGTCTGAGGTAATGTCGTACCCCTCAAGATACATGTTGTCAAACTCATAACAACCGCACTGCTCTACCAGCATTGTCACAGTCGCTTCCAAAGAATTGTCTGCGTACTTCCTAGCCTTTGCGTACGCCTCCTCTTTGGTAATTTTCATTTCGTTAATTGAAAACATGAAGTCCGCGCCCATGTTATTTACCTTTCCTTGATTGTTGTAATGTTTCTAGTGCTTCGTTCATCAAATACTGACCAATATCACAGTTTTCAATCACCAATTCAGAAGTGCTTAAAATGTCCAACCACTCGTCATCTGATAACTTTGTGTCCAGCATTAGTTCAAACCAGTTTTTGTCCCACCAAGCAATAACTACTTCCTCTGACAAGTGTTCGTCAGCGTCATTTGTTCTGTAGTTGTTTTTGAGCATGTCTATCGCGTCTTTAATCCTCATTGGTTGTTCCTCATTTCCGACCACGAGATTGAGTTCTCGTCATCATTGGGGTCAAGGTTTAATGCTTCGCACCATTCCTCGTACGTAATGTTGTCCTCAAAAATTGGTATTTCGCGTTTCATCAGTGGTCTAATCCTCGTATTGTTTCTAAAGGTATTAGAAACTCCCGCAAACCGCTTTTTACTTCGCTGTATGCTTCAACCAACACAGTGTCAGGCGTTACTTCAAGAACATAGCAGTCCTCGTAGATAGTGCTGTCTGTGTGTATTTCACACATTTCACCAACCAGTTGAATTAACGTTTCGTGAATAAGTTTTAATTCGTCCATGTTTTTACATTAACACTTATGAGTTCTTGTCATCAAATGGTATTGTCAGTTGGTCTTTCAACAAGTTGTTAGATAGGTACTCGTAAACTTTTTCTGTATTGTTTGAGTATTCCACAAGAGCCAACCCCAGTAAGTCAGCCTCCAAGTATCCCAAGTCGGGCATTGGCTCTGTTGATTTGCCACCAAGATATTCATCATTCCAACCAATAATGTCCAAGAACAAAGTCATTGTTGTTGGATATGTTTGGCGTCCACTCCATGCGTACAATCGCGGTACATCTACCAGCACCATATCAACGTTTGAAGTTTTGTGTTCATTCATTGTTAATGCTTCTCCAGCAAAGTTGTAGCGTTGTACCTCAATCCAACAAGACGTGTCTGTTTCTAAGAAACCGTCCTCGCGCATTATTTGAGCATAGGCAACTACGTAAATTGTGTTTGGCTCACCAACGGCGTGTATATTGACGTCCCAGTAAGTTCCATAACTATAAAACTCGTCATATCCCTCGTATATCTTGTCGTGGCTCAACAAGGCTTGAACGTATCCTCGTGACCATTTACGAAGGTCATTTAATTCTTGTTTTGTAATTGTTGTGTTTGACATTAGAAACTAACCGCCAATTCCTCAGTAATTTCGTCCATGAGCCTCAAAAGACTGTCATTGTGTTGTTCATACATCTCGTCATATTGGTCATCAGTCATGTCACCTCGTGATTGGAACGGAGGATACTCTGCCCAACGTTCTGCTACTGTCTCACCATTTTTAACTGAGACACCACCAATAAAAGCCATGCCACCTTCCTCAAAGGTAAGCACAAACTCCAAAGTTGGAAACAATGTTGAAACTTGAACAATCCCTGCGGTTGGCGGAGACCATGCTGACGAAAAAGATAACGTCATATAAGCCATGCCATTGTCTAGTGGCTCTACATCACAAGTAATGAAACCGTCATAGTCTCCCCACTTAGTTCCCCACTTTTCACACTTCCAGTCGTAAGCGTGCGGAGAACCAAACTTCTGTATGTTTGCTTCATACAGTTTCTGTTGTTCTTGCGCTTTCTCATCATCATTTATGGCGATAATAGTTGGTATGTTCTCCAGTTCAGGAGGACATGGATACAGATTGTGTAGTATCGCAAACTCACTGTGATTGCGTCCTTCTATTGGTTTCACAATGGCTTCACGAAAACGTTTTACATCTGTTTCGTTACCTTTGATTGTTAGGTTGTTTGAGCAATGGTTTGGCATGTTATTCTCCTTTGTTATATGTTGTTCCATTTGTTTCGTGGATATTGACTTTCTATTTTCTCCAACCACTCGTTGTACGAAGTTGGAGTGACAATGAAAGCATGTGCGTCCTTTGGTGCTTCCAATGGACACGACTTCCCTTCCAACACAGTTGTAATTTTGTGCGTTGGTTGTTTGTTGTCAGCAATGACATTACTTCCACCTGCCGACAAGTACACAACTTGTAGCCTTCGTGGAGTACCGTCTGTATTATCTTTACTACACGTCAGGTGTAGTACATAACGAGTAATCATTTCTTTTTCCTTTTACTATCTTGAACGTAGACAGTTGTAGTTGGCGCGTAAGTTACGCTTTGGTCTACGTTAATAATGGTGTTAATTTGATTAACCCTGTCCAACGCAACGTCAGAACCAATAACTATCACGTCACCAGTGTCGTTGTCTGTAACAACAAACTGATTAGTGCCAAAGCCAACGTTTTTAATTGCGTCCTCTAAGTCTCCTAGAGCCTCCACAACTGCTTCCTCTGCTGTTTTAACGGTGTCCTCCGTGTAAGCATTGACCCATTTGACAGTCCAACGAAAGTGGTTTTTTGGAGTTGGTTTATTGCGTGATAGTTTCATAAGTATCTCCTAAAGTGCTTGGATAATTGTCGGGCAAAATGCGAGGCACTCCTGCTTTGCGAGCGTAAGGACGAAACTCAGGATAGAAGTCAGTAAGACTTCCAATCTCTGAAAACAACATCAAACGTTCTTTTTCGTTGTATGTCATAGACACACGAATTAGCAACGTATTAAACCAGTCCAAAACGTCCCAACGTTTTAAGTTAGAAAAATACTCGCTGTCCTCAATCACACTGCCTCATCTGTGTCGCACAGGTACGTTTTGACGAGAAGTGCCGAAGGAAAAAAGCCAGCATGTGTTGTCCAGTGTGTGACAATCCAACCATTGCGTGTTGCTATGTTTACCTTAGTAAGTAAGGTGCTTTTTTTCCACGTTTTGATAATGCGATAACGGCTGTATGTCTTGGCATACTTACCGTCTCCCATGTACTTCTCTGCGAAAACTACGTTGTTTTTGTCTAGTGTGTAATTACTCATGACTACCTCCTATGGTGTCTTTAATGTAACTTTAACATTTGAAGGCTCTCGTCTCCAAATGCGTAACTTATTGGTTTGTGTATTCTTTCATGAAGTCCTCGTGCTGTTTGTTTAACATGCTTGCGCGATGCTTCTTACCGTATTTGTGGCGTTGAGCAAAGTTCACTCCTCCCCACACTCCGTACTCCTCGTTGTGGTCTACAGCAAAGTCGTAACACTTCTTTGCCACTACACAACCCATACAGATACTGCGAGCCTTTTTGTACATCTTGGAATACTGGTGTTGTCCTCCAGCACCTACTTCAAAAAAAAACAAAGTGGTTGGTTTCCCAGCGCACTTCGCTTCAATTTGCCAAGTAACTTGGCTCATATCGGTCACAGTAAGACCAACTTGTCAATCGCTTCCATGACCGAACGGTCTTGTACTGTGACTTTTCCTGTGAGCGCGTTCATCATGTTACGCTCAACGCGGTTCTCATCTTTGCCAACCAAGTGTTGATTGAAAGTGTTGAAGGCTTGGATTACACCAAGTGCTGTTCCTTGAAATGGGGCAACACGTGGGTCATTGCGATACAACTCTTTAATGCGCTCTTGTTTGTTCTCAACACGTGAGATTGCTTGCTTTGCTACATTTGCGTCAGTGTTTACTGGCATGAGTTTTTCAACGATTGCTTGCCACTCGCGGTCAGACACTTTGATATTGACATATTTAGTTACCTCAGCAACTATGTCATCTGTCATTTGGTGTACAAAACCAAGAGCGTCACGTACGCTTTGGAGACGGAAGTTGCTGTTCTTGCTGTGGCGAGCGCGAAACTCCTCAGTCTTTTCGCTCAGCGCACGAGCCAACAAATTGTCACACTCAACACGAGTGCTGACTTGTTTGAAGGTTGTGCTGATAGAACCATTGTGGCTTGTAGTTGCGAGCAACATAGGTCGTACTGAAAAACCATCAAGAACTTTGATAGTTTCAGGCATTTCAACACTGACAAAACTAATAGCACCGTTTTTCAAAATGCCTGCGCTTCCAATGTTCAGGTCATCATCTAACAAGTGCGACACGCTTTCAATAAGCCATTCTTTGTATTGGTGAATAGCGTAACTGTCCTTAAACATGCCAAGAACATCTCCGTTGTCAGAGCGAACAATGGCTTTGCGGTCAGTTTCCAAGCGGTAGTTGTCGTTCCATTTGACAAACACTGGTGCTTCTTGAGCCTCCCACGAAAACAGACGCCTGATTACGTCCTCAACTGGAATTGCGCTTTCGTAGTGATTAGGTTCGTCACTCTGTACGTCTTTGCGGTAGTGCCAAGCATTACCACGTTGTCCTGTATAACCGATAAGGCAATACTTGTTTAACCATTCGTAAGTTTCTTTACTCATTTTATTTCTCCTTTGGTTGTTATTAGTAACACTAACATAATGTTATTGTCGTCATCAAGTGCCTTATATTTAAGGCTTACTTGAAGTCCTTGAGCATGTCTTTCAACAGTTGTGCTGTCACAGTGCCTGCGTCTGCGTTAAGGTTCTCTGCCCAACCGTCCATGATTGCTGACGTGACTTCAGCCTTGTTGTTCAGCAAGTCCCATAGCCTCATGTCAATAGTGTGGTTATCGTTATCAACTGCGGTAATCCACCACGAGACCACTGGATTGACTTGACCAATCCTGTGACACCTATCCTCTGCTTGTTGTCCAGTTGAAGGACTGTACGGCATTTCTGCGAGTACCACGTGCGAGGCTGAAGTTAGGTTTAATCCACTGCCAGCACTCTCGTACTGTCCAATGAACACTTTTACTTGTTTGTTATTAAACATCTCCACGTAGCGTTGCTTGGCTTCAGGCGTAGAACCGCCAGCAACCATTACAACACCATGTTCGTTCAACTTTTCTTTGAGAGCGTCTAACACTTTGCGGTGATATCCAAACACCACTACTTGCTCTCCCTCGCTCAACAGTGAGTTAATATGCTCAACAACTGTGCGTACTTTTGCGATACCCAAGATTTCGCGCAACTTGTTCATGCGCGTAATGACTTCAGCCTTACCAGCGCGTTCGTGTGCGTCTTTACCGTAAGTTTCCAAAACCCACTTCAAGAAGTCGCGTTCAGCAGTGCGGTACACAGACATCTCTGCTTCTTGTAGTTCTACGTCAATTTGCGCTCGGCGTTTCAACGGGAGGTCTTTGAGAACGTCCTCTTTGCGCCTGCGTACCATACAAGTACCGCGCAAGATAGTGTTGAGTTCTGTTGTGTTGCTCGCGCCATTGCGATTTGGAAAACCACTAGGCAACAACTGGTAGTCACAATACTTGACCAAGAACTCTTTGCGCGAGCCAAACACGTTGTCCAAACGTCCAATAATCTTTAATGGACTGAGCAACTCACTTGGACGATTAGGCGTCAAAGTGCCCGACATGAGGGCAATAATCCCATTAGCAGGAATACTATTGGCAAGGTAACGAACTCCTTTGGTGCGTCCAGCCTTTTCGTTTTTAATGCTGTGCGCTTCGTCCACAATCAAAGTGTCAAACTTGCCTGCCAACTTGTTTGCCCAAGCATTGACTACGCTGTCACCAATGACCAGTACGTCATGTTTTGGCAGAGCATATGGTTTGCGTCCAGTAACTGTCGCCACCATTAACTTTGGCGCAAAACGGCGACATTCTTTAATCCATTGAAGGCGAAGGTGCGGAGGTACTACGACAATAGTTTTACCATTACGCATTTTGGTATCAAGGGCAAGGGCAATACCTTGACAAGTTTTGCCCAATCCCATGCTGTCTGCGAGTAACACACGCCTTGTTTCCAGCGCGTACTTCACTCCAGCGCGTTGAAACGGAAGTAGTGGAAGTTCTAGGTCAAAAGATAAGTTTGCGTCCTGTGCTTTTGATAGTTCTACCAATTCAGGCGACATTGAAACTACGCTTGGCATACGTTCTAAGCCAAAGACAAACATTTCTAGGTCTGTCATCAAAGACGCGCTATCCCATTTTAATTCAGGCAATTCAGTGACAGCAGGGCAATCTTGGCTGTTGTGGTACGTGTGCCAACTGGCGTCATGAAACACGTGTAATCCCAAGCCCGACAACACTGGCTCTCCGCAAAGGGTACAGTTGTCTTTACGTTTGTTTACAAGAATACGACTTGCCTTCATTGGCAAGTGTGCTTGCGAGGCAAGACGAGTAACTGGCAAGACTTCCAAATAGTCCAACAAGTCAGTGGCACTATTGTAAGTAAGTTCGTCTAGGGAGTTGGCTTTAATCCAATCGTCTACGTCCGTCTCCAGTAGACCTAAAGGCGCACTACGAAGTTTAAGTGCTTCTTTGATTTGAACTTGCTGTTTTGTAAGTATCGCAAGATTAGACATGGCGTAACCCCTTTCTGTGTCCTAACTCCACAGTAACAATTACAACCCTCTGTCACCAAGTGACGTTGGTCACAAATATATTATTTGGATTGAAGGTTCTCTAAAACCTCGCGCCACCTCGCGCCACCTATGGTCACGTCACGCTTCTTGACCAACTCGTGTAGACGTTCTCCTTCCTCTTGCCTCAACGAGCGAGAACCAACGAGTTGTTTTAGGTTTCTAATCCAATCGTGGGGACGTTTGGCTGTACGACCCATACCAAACTCTTTGACAAGAGACGTGTACGAAGGCAACGCCGAAGCAATCCACGGAATGCCACTGGCTGAGTATTCCAACAGTTTTATTTCAGACTTTGCGTGATTAAACGGAAAGTCCCGCAACGGCGCAATGCCAATGTCCATTTGAAACATTTCTGGGTACTTGTCTGGGTCGCAAATAGGCAAAGTTCTAACTTTTTCTTTTGACAATCCTATTTCATCTGCGAAATGTGGAGAACTGTCATGATGACCAGCGTGTAAGTACGAAACCTGCGTGGTCGTATCATTAAACGAGGGTAAAACCCCACTAAGAACTTGTAGGTCTTTACTTCTATGAGCAGTAGACCCAGCCCAACCAATAACTACATCCTTGTTCTTTGTGTGGTCGTGTTTTTTGAACGCTTTAGTATCTACAGTGTTTGGTAACAACAATACGTTTTTATTCCATTCTTTCATCTTTTCATATAAAAACGGCGTAGAAGTTGTTACGAGAGAACTTGCGGAAATGATTGACCTGTAAAAGTAAGTGTTTTCTTTTTTATTATATTTTGGGTGAGATGCTTTCCAAGCATTGTTGCTAGGGTCAAGACCCCAGTACCAATCGTCTACGTCGTTGATTATTACCTGCCCAGCCTGTCTAGCCAGTTTAATGTGTTCTGTTAAACCGTCGTGCATCAAACGTTGCACGATAATAACGTCTACGTCGTGCATTTCGCGAGCGTCATCAATAACTTTAAACTTTTTGTAATACCAAACTAAAGTTCCAAGAATTACGTCGTTGCCAAAGTGGGGCAAATATTGACCGAGACGAACCCAACCAGCACCTCCCCAATGCGCTTGTCCATCAGGTGATTTTGCAGGATGTATTCGGTCTCCCGAAACAATCCCTATACGCATTACTCTGTAATTGTTACTTCTTGTGTGGTCGTTTTTTTCCAACCATTCTTAAACTCAAGAAGGGCAGTTTTGTCCCAAAGAGGTGTTGCGGCAAGAACAACAATCGGTTGTGGGAAGTCTGGTCGTTTTCGCAACGTGTGAATACGCTGTTTCAACACTCCAAGGACAGCGGCAGCCTCTGCTGTACCGCAAAGATTATCTACGTCTACGATTTGATTAACCATTTTATTCTCCTATGTGGTCGTTTTGTTAACTTGACTACAATGTTACATGCCCCAATGACCTAATCCACCATTGTCAAAAAGATATTTGGCAACCCTTAGGTTGCAGTCCAAATCATATAAAACGTCCATGTCGTCAAAGTCGGATTTACAAATTTTAGATACCACTGTTTTCCATGATGAGTTAATTTGTAACAATCCGCGGTCAATTGAACCGTTTCTGTTTAAAGTCCAGGTCACATTGCCTTTGTCGTCCCATTTGGCGTTTACCGCATTGGGTCGGCACCTAGATTCTCGCCAAGCAATGTATGAAAAAGTCTTTGCTGGCTTCAGACCATATTGTTTGAACAGTTCTTCAAATTGAGGGCAACTGTTTTCATCATTTGTAACATTGGCTTTTTTAACCAATATTGATGTGGTCGTAGTTTTTGCCTCGTCCAATCGGTGTTCGTACGCATACTCACGTACTTCAGTTACCTTGCTTTCCTTGCTTTCCTTAACAAGTCCGTTATTTAATTCTTGCTGTCCAATTGCTGATGTTGTAGTTGTTGCGATGAATAGGATAAATGAAAATATTGATTGTCGTATCAACAAACTCTCCTTTTGTCGGCGGATAAAACTGAAGCCGTAACGTTCGGATGACGAGCATCTTTGGTTACGGCTTCACCTTAAAGCATAGCAAAGATTATTGGAGAAGTTGGTATAAAATTGTAAACAAATCAAAATCTTTATCTCCACAATTTGGTACAACGTTAATATCTTTATTTTGTTTCATAACGTTTGTATGAACTGTAACGCATTCAACACAACGACAGCCTTGTCTATATCTTGTTGGTGTGCTATGCGGTCTTAGTGCGGTTTTCTTTGGTTTACTTTTAAACACACTCCTTTCAAGAGTGGTTAAACCTCCCCACATTCCCCAACTTTCATCAATACCATCTTTAAGACATTCTTTCCATACAGGACAAATGTTACAAACTTCACGAGCGACTGCGTGATATTGTTCTTGATTATCTGCTTCTAGTGGCGGATACCAGATGTCTACAAGTTTTCCTTTACACAAAGCATGCTCACGCCAATCCATGAGTTACTCGTCTGAGTTTCTAATAGAAAACTCTCTATACAATTTAACTATGTTTTGTGAAGTCTTTTCAACAAAGATAACCAAGTCTCTCATTTTTTCGTCTTGAGTTGTTAATTTATTTTGTGCGTTAACTAACTCTGTTTCAATAGAACGAATATAGTTGTAGAGACTTTCCCAATTACCATATCGTAATTCAGTCAATGACAAATCACATATTTCAGAAATAGTTTCTAAAGTTACATCTTGTTTTTGTAGAAGGACAGGCAACGCATTTAGTGCGTTGTTGAGACGTTTTACTTCTGGAGCAAGTACGTGCTTTGGAACAGACGAAGGAAACTTGTCAAAATTATGTGTGTAGTCGTTCATCGGTAGACCTTGTTGTTGAAGGATTGTCCCTTGTAACGCAGTCCCACCCACAGCCGATATATCCAGCAATGTCTACCCAGTGGTCTTTTTTATTTGGAGTCCATGACAAACGACTTACTTTGAGCAACGCCATCATTATGGCAACGTCATGTGGTTCAATAACCAAACCATCACGTCGTTCAGCAATGCGTGTTATGTAACTCTGCCAAAGGCTGGCAGTGAGACTAAAATCTTCGTAAGGGTCTCCGTAATCTACATTACGGTCTCCTACGATTAAAGTCATTGCTTCGCGTAGTACCTGTTCACGTTCGTATTCTGCCACGGTATCTCCCTGTTGTTTACATCTTTAACGAGTCTAGCAAAGTCTAGCAGCGAATTGACACGAAAATCCACATCATAATGTCTATTCCACGGATGGTCATGTAACACTGAAAGTATCCCGACTTTTTGCATCTCTTGTTGATAGTTGTAGTTATCGTCAATGGACGCTGACTGTCCTTCAGAGGTGTATGCAAGAACAGTTTTGTTGTGAGTAAAGTGAAGGTGGTCTGGCACTAACTCGTGGTCATGCAACCAATCTGCTGTCTGTGCCCATGCCGTATTTGGTCTTGCTGTGATAACATGTATCTTTACTCCCAACTCACGTAACAATGTCCAACCCAATGCCACATTTTCCATTGGAGATTCAGAGGCAAACAGACGATGTGATATTGGTGCAGTTTGCATCATGGCATCAAAAGTTTGTTTACTAATTCCCCAATCCTCGTAAAACTCCCATTTCACTGGCTCTGGAAAAGTTGTTTCTTTTAATACATCAATGCAGTATTTTTTAAAAGCACTCATGAACGGGTAAACAACCCCGTCCATGTCAATTCCTACATCAGTTATCAACTTTTGTTTGTACATTTTGTAACTCCATCTTTATTGATTCGCTTGAGTGGACTTCTTTATTTGCACAAACTGGTGGATATTTATTACTAATTACAGATATTTTGTTCCCACATTTTGGACATTGGTAGGTATACGGTAACCCTCTCACTAACTCTCCTCTATATCTAAAACGTTATCGTAGAATGCGTCTGTTTCTGCTGGTCCCAACCCTCCATATGATAGTGGGTTTGCAGTCTCTGCTGCTCGTTGCCCAAACAATCTAGATAATACACCGCTTGACCCACGAGCCTCAACTTGAAACCTAAGCATGTCACGAGTATCGTTTATCTCTTTAAACTTTTCAACCATTTCAAATGCTCTATCCATTTCAGATGAAAGGTTACTATCTAATCCTTGCCCTTCCAACTCTTCGGCAAATCGGGCAAACATAACACGACTAACTTGCATTTCAATCATGGCTCTCAGTGCGGACTGAAGTTGGTCTTTGGTACGAATTTCAATAGGCAACTTGAAAGCACATTCTGTATGTTCCTTAAATGCAGGACATTTTGAAGCGAGATAACAATTATCGCACTGTCTTAAAAGTGCTCCAGAATACCTAATTACATTCGTTTGTTCTGGGGCAATTTCTATAGATTCTCCATTAGAATCAATGGTTTGAGACCCCATGGTGGTTATTGTTTCTACCCCCATCACAGGTAATAATATGCGTTCGCTTTCGTGCCGCTTTTCTGGAGGTGGGATAACAATACCTGTACCTACGTTTTCCACATTTTGGGGGGTACGTGTTTGGTGTGAGGCAATAATTATGTCACCATTTTCAACTTCGTCGTCACCTGTACTTTGAGACGTTGTAGAGGGGTCATAGCCCCCAAAAACACGTTCTTCATAACTCTTCCAAGAACGTATGGCAAGTGCTCCAACAGCATCTACTTCGTCAGCCATTACCTGTTCATAGGAAACGTTTAAACGTTCAATATCATTTCTATGTCGTTTGCGAGCACTTTCTTTTTGCTGTGCAGGGTAACGACGTAAACTATGACCAGTCCAGACTTGCGTTTCTCCATAACGTATTGCACTTGTCCATGAATTCACTAATACAGAATCCCAACTAATGTTTTCAATATGTTCTGGTTTGGAAGTAATTCCAACCATTGCAGTATTCCATCTGGTAGCAATGGAGTTAATCCTGTTATGTGGGTGCTTAGCCAATGCCTTGTCACTAATAGCAACTCGTCCGTGTCTTTGACAAATCCAATTAAGACGTTCTAAATCGTCTCCATCATTCCAAATGGGCACGTATTTTTCGTTTAGCCATGTTCCATCGTAATCTGGCCTGCCAATCACTGTTGTTAGGTCATCAGCGTAGGTTCTTAAAAATGAATCGTAACGATTTAAATCTTCGTCATTTTCAGATGTATATATTAACAATTCAGAACCGTTAAACTTTTCTGAAAGGTCTAAAACTTTCTTTTTAGGAATAGCAAAATGGGTTAAGTTAATACCCAATCGTGACACGTTGGCAGACAGCAACATTGAGGCATACATGCCTTTCTCTGCTCCACCAAAGTATATTTTCACAATGGCATCACAATAATTGGAGTTTGTTCTCCAACCCACGCGCCAAGACAATTGTAATCAATGTACTCCATTGCTTCTATGTCTGTCATACCATCTCGTGTCATGCAAACTTCTACCATTTTTTCCCAAGAGTAAACAGCCAATACTGGTTCGTTAATGCGTTGGCAGTACCCAATAAAGGCTTCTTCAAACCCGTCCATCAATAGAACGGTTTCACCCATTCCTTCAAAACCGTTTGATATTTCATCTCGCAGTGTAGTTGTCATTATTCTTTCCATGTCCTTTCTGCTTTTTTAAGTGCTTGTGCTTCAATCTTATCTGTTAATTCGTTCCATCCTACTATAGTACGTTGTTCTTCCCATTCAGGACGAACAATAAATGGAACAGTGACTAACAGTGTTGGAATACCTTCTGCAATTACTTTGGATACAGTAATGGGGTCAGTATCTACATACCAATCAATCTTGCTGTGTACGGCGTGCAAAGCGCGAACCCTTTCAAGACGATTGTCAGGACCGCTTTCCCAATGAAAATCAATAGAACCTGGTTTGTAGTTTTCTTTTTTTAACCACTCCATAATTAACTGATGTTGATGGGTTTCTACACCGTCAACAATCAAACAAATACGACCATTGTAAGTCCCAAAAAGCATTGACCACAGTCTTCTACCATAGTTGTTTGGTTGACTTGAGCCGACTTCTTTAGCCCTGTTTGCAATAACGTCAAACGTTACAATAATCATTTATTTGTATAGTCCCAGTTTTAACCGTTCTTTGTATGTTGGGTATTCGGCTGCTGGGCAATACATACAAAGATACTGTCGTTTATCAACAGGGACACCAACTTTTCTTCCTATTGTCTTAGACTCATCACACCAATCAGGACAGCCTTTGCTTGGTCTGTTGTGTTTGTTAAAGCACTTTAAAGCATCAACTTTCAATTCATCACGAAAATCTTTGATAAAGATATCGTGAGCCTTCAACTCATTCTTGATGGCTGTCTCAGCGTCAAGTTTGCTTGCCGTGTCTTTGTCTGTTCTAAAAATTAAAGCACGCCAATTTTCGTAGTCTTGATGACGAGCCTTATGGCGTTCCAAGATATCCAAAAGTTCCATGTCGTATTCTGGAGGACCATCGTATGGTGTCATTTTGTACATGACCCCATCTGTTTTTCTACCATTAACAAGGCGCCAACAAACTAACAAACGATTCATGGGTTCTGACATATTGTGCTCCAAACGTTACGCTGTCAGTATACGTTATTCTGTTGGAGTTTCCTCTGTTTGCATATATTTACGTAATTGTAGGCTGTCGTCTAAAGCCATGCCCAGAAACTCTCCAGTATTAGGGTCTTCTAAATATGTAAAAGGATGAGGCAACCTTCCCTTTACGCCTGCTTTACTGCCTTTTGCTACACGAACTAATGACCCTTTTTCACGTTTAATTTTAGAATCAAAAGCATCTAGTCCAGTTGGATTCCATTCGTATACTCCACCGACACGAGGTCGTTGAGGTCTCCTTCTGCTGTCTTTAGAAGTATCGTCATTAGCCATAGTGTTTAGTATATTTTATACTATTTTAACAGTCCCATGTTTGTTATGAATAATACGTTATAGTATTTCAAGATTTAGGATGAATTTGCTCAATAATCCGAAAACCTTTATTTGATGGAACTTCAATAGCCCCTTTTCGCCAATAGCGAATTGGTTGATACCAAGTTGAGTTCATATCATCTCTATCCAAAGGTTCAACTCTATATACATAACCTTCGGGATGTCCTGCAAACCTTTTTGCTACTGATAATGATGGCGTAGCAACGGCGGTTTTACGCCCTATGCCTTCAGGATGGCGGTGAGATGCTGGAATAATGTTTTCGTTTTCTGGAATAGGATTAACAGTGCCATGGTATAGCGCTTTAAAAGTACGCTCTCTACCAAACTGATTTTTTAATATGATTGGTTGAAACTGTGGTCCATTAGGTTTAGGCATGACTATGTGTAAATGTAGAAATCAACAGTCCCATTTACGCAATGATTTATTGATACGACTGTCTGGGTCACGGGCTGTCTTGGCAGAGGTATTCTTCTTTTTCATACCTTCCATTCTTGCACAGAACGATTTGCGACGAGCAGCCGATTTAGGAGACTTCTTGGCTTGTTCTTTGGACACTGGTGGTTTGAGGTTGTGCCCTTCTTTTTTGGCAGAAGCACGACCTTTGGCATTTAATCCACCTTCTGGGTTCTTTCCTTCTTTGCGTTGCCAAGCAGGTGATTTAGCCATTATTTTTTCTTTTTCTTAGTTACAACAATTTTACGGTTTTTTTCTTTTACACTCATACCAGCGTCTTCTGTTTGACCTTTTAATTGAGAGTATTTTTCAGCAGCAGTTAACTTCTTAACCACTATTTTTTCTTTTTCTTTTTAAGAGCCTTAAAGTCTTCACCAGTAATCTTGTCGTGAGGAGCAGATGCTGATGCAATCTTTTTTTGTTTTGGCGATAATTTCTTTTTATCTTTCATAATTAACCTTTCTTCTTTGCTACTGCCATGTTGTCTACAAGGTTGGGATAAGGACGTCCTGCTTTTTTAGCACGAGCCTTTGCCTCAGCCTTTTCAGATGAATCAAGTTTCTCTGATTTCTTTTTAGGATTCTTTTTATCCCAAACTTTCTTTTCTTTTTTCTTAGTCATATTCGTTCCAATCCATTCCCCAATCTTCAAGTGGTGGTGTTTTAGGTTCATCTTTAATTTCAGTTGACCCTGGAAATGCTTTTTTTATCTCATCCATAAGTTCATCGTCTGGAATAGGGTCCGTAGGTTTACGAGGACGTCGCTTTGGATTAAATTCTTCTGGTTTTCCTCTAGCCATTAGTTATCACTTTCTCCATCAAAGTATTGATTATACAGGTAAGCGGCATCTATTTCTCGTCGCCGTTCTTCAGAACTACTTCTAACTGGACCGTAAGACCTTGATTGACTGTTATATTGTCTTTGCTCTTCAAACGGGTCTCTAATGATACGAACAATTCTTCTTTTTGGATGATACCTAGTATCTTCTCCGTCAGCCATTATTAATTGCGGCGACCCCATTGGGCTGCAGGCATGTCAGCAATTTCAGAACGGTCAACCACGTTGTATTGAAGTTGAAGTTCATGTGCTCGTACTGCTGGAGATGTTGGGTCTACTTCTCCACCACGACTTGGTGTAAGGCTTTTAAATTTACCGTCTGTAGCACCAAGCACTAAATCTCGGTTCATTGAACGGGATTCGTTTACTGCCATAGTTTCTCCTGTATATCAGTTGTTACTAAAGTATATCTTAGTATTTGTCGTCGTCTCTATCGTGTTCAATCATTTCGTCTTTGCCATATACCCTGTCTGGAGTTTGCATCATTCTATGATAATCGTACATTTCTTGGGCGTATTGTTCTGCCCGCCTTATTTGTTCAGGGTCTTCGTCGTCGTCTATTTCTTCGTAAGGTTCTGGATAAACCGTTGTACCATCTGGGTATGTCATTGAACCTTCTTCCCAGCCCTCTGCAAGGTCGCGCTCACTAAGTTGCCTAAATGTTCCGTCTGGATTTTCTATCTGTTCATCAGATAACCCCATACGGTCTTTATTAGTTTTGGCACGATTATTTTCGTTAATCGGATTTCCGCGATGGTCAGTTGCCATTATTTTTTAGCACCTTTCTTTTTAGTATTTTTAGTTAATGCTACTGGAGGTGTTTTTGTGGCTTTAGAAACAGCCTTTTTTGCTTTTGTTTTAACTGTTTCTTTTCCTACTGACTCTGCTTTTGGGTCTTCTTTTGGGTCTTCTTTTGGTGCAGAAGCATTAGTAGGTTCCGCAGTAGTTTTTTCTTTTTTAGTCTTCGTTGGAACGGTTTTACGAGCATCAGTTTTGGTATCAGCGCTTGCTGTGGCTGAACCAGATGCACTAACGTCTGTTTTAGTGGTGCGGGTATTACTTCTACGACTAATATTGTCGCTGTCAATTCGGTTTCTACCAATGTTTAAAACTGGGCTACCCATTTTTTGACCATCCATATTAGTAGTCATATTTCCTGTATCTCCACCACGGGCAGCATTACCGCCTGCGCCTCCGCGACCTGCGCCTCCAGCGCCTCCTGGTCCTGAACCTGCACCAGCCTTTGTTCCTCCAGCGCCACCTTTACCAGCAGCACCAGCACCACCACGTGATGAGCCAGCCTTAGGACCAGTGGTAGTTGGAGAATATGTTTGTGATTGGTCAATATCTCCAAGGTTACTGTCTGAAGTTTTAGCACCCATTCCTAGAGCACCAACACGAGCACCTTTCATGTTAGCACCACGCATATCAGTTTTCCCAATGCTTAAATCAAACTTAATATCACCGCCAGCAGTCATTCCACTGCCGCCGCCTTTAGTTGCGCCTGCGCCCATTCCACCAAAGGACGCCCTACGACTTTGCCTTTGTTGTGGTTGTTGACTTCCATAATCTGGACGACCAATATTTGCATTACCCATAGGCATTTTGCCTCCTGCTCTCGGTGCTTCTAATGTGGCTTCAGGTGCTCCTGGCGCCCATCCTTTGCTTCTGTGACCTTGACCTGCAAGGCTAGACTGTGCTTGTGGTGACTGAACATAGCCAGACTTCTTGGTTTTGTAATCGCCCCATGACATTTCTGCCACCGTTTGAAATGGATTAACTGGCATTTATACCCACAGACTTTGCATTGAATAACGACTAGAACCTTCAAAACTGTCATCAATAAAACCATTACGAAACATGACTGGCGCTCCTGAAACCCAAGAACGGTACGTCGGATTGTAACGTTGTAACGACAACACGTCCATTATACCTGATTCACGTTTAGCAAACCCGTTACGCTCTGGCATAAGTTGTTGAGGAACTACTGGTCTAATCTGGCGAATGGTTTCTGGGTCTGAAACTGCTGATTCCAGAGCGATGTCAACCAACATTTCTTGTCTGGAAGCCCAAGGTTTAGATGCCATATTATTCATTGCCTCCTTCTAAAGGTAGTTGAGGTTGGTTTGCTTGACCTTGCCGCCTTTGAACACTTGGTCTACGACGATATCGTTCAATGGCTGGATTTATAACTTGTTGAACATGGTCTTCTACAATTCTATTAATTGTATCTTCCGACGGTGGTTCGGGATGAAATGTTTCAAAACTTATATTAAGTTGATAATTTTTTGAAGGAAGACGTATGCCTTGTTCTAAATGTTGTTGTCGCAAATCAGAAACTCTATAACTTGCTTCTTGAAGTGGAGAATGATATGAGTTACTCAATGCTCTTCTAATAGCACTTTGGTGTCTTTGAGTAGTTCTAGAATAATTAACTCGTGGAACTTCCCAATGACCTTGAGTTGTTCTCCAAGCAATAGGTGTGCTATATGAAAAAACAGTATAGTCAGTTTCAACATTACGACGTCTTGGATTTAAATCGCTTGGCAATCTTCCTAGGGAATAAGGCGGTGATGCAATACCTGCAAAATTGTGCCTGCCACCACTACGACCACCAGCGCGTGCTGGGTTTCCTTGAGCCATTAATTCTGCAGCAGTGGGTGTGTTTGTAACTGGACCTACTTCAGAGGTGCGACTTCTTCTAGAAGTTCCCAAAATAGAAGCGGCGGCTCTAGAAGCGTTTCTGTTGTAAAATTGTCTTGCACTAGCCCTCTGTTCACGGTCAGTAAAAGTGGCTGCAGCACGCCTAACTTCAGGATTATGAGAGCGACTATCTAATTGGTACCAATATGCAGGTGAATCTACAGGGTAGTTAGATGGTCCTTCTTGTTGAAAACCTATATAGTCTCGCTCGTCTCTATCCGTGCCAAAATCAGTGCGCGTATCTGGGTCAAGGTCACTTTCTTCAAATTGGTGATAACGTCTTTCTGACGTACCCATTGCACTTCTTGGACCAGTTCCTTGTTGCACGTGTTGTTTTGATGCTGGAAACATTCTTTGCGCTTGGTTGAGAGTTAACTCATCGCTTGGAGAAATGTAATCAATAAAGTCTGGTCGTCTAGGTCTAACAACATCTTCATCAAAAGGATAATTGTGAAGTGCTGGTTCGTACATTCCAGAAAGTGTTTTTTCATCTTCTTCAACACCTGGAAATATCTTTTCTATCTCTGCTGTGTTTTTTGCTTTTTTTGCTTCACGAACGGCTTGACTGTCGTCTACTTCTCTTAACACAGCATCAATGTTTTTTAAAAATTCAGAACTTCTTCTTGGTGTATTACGGCGTGCTTGAGCGCCACGCATATCCCCAAGATTGCTTGGTGGTTCGTTTCTACCAGGCATTACTTAATCTTTGTCTTGGTCGTAAAACTGAGGTTCGTCTTTTTCTTGGTCGTACATTTCTACAGGTCTTTTAATGCCTTGCGGGGGTGTAGGGTCAGTGTCTTGACTAATCTCATCTTCCGAATCTGTAAACAGCACAGAAGTTCTTGGAAAACCTACGGAGTCCCCAATTTTATTAATTACTTTATCTAACCTGCTTTGACGGTCTACTCTACGAGAAGGGTGAGTAGACGTATCTACTCCTTTATCTTTTTTAATTGTAGAAGTTTTCCTTGCTCGGTATTCGTCAAGGTTATAAATTTTGGCTTGCATAGTTACCTCCATGCTGGTGCAAGAACTTTTAATTTTGCACGACGTTCTGGGTTATTGTAAGTTTCTGGTTTTTCTTGGTCACGTGGAATTCCGCGAGGAGCATAGTTACCATCACGCATCAAGCGAACTGGCTCAGCACCTGGAGGTGCAAACTTAAGACCCTGTTCTTGAAGTTGTAGTGCAGTCCATTTGTTGAACTCGTCAGGCCACAGATAATCTCCTGCGTTAATTCGTTCTCCTTTATGCACACCACGAGAGTATTGACGAGCATTCATTCTGCTCAATGTTCCAAGAACTTTGTCTTGCCTTCTGTTGGACGACATTGTTCCTAGGTATCCATCTGGATACTGTGCGTCTGGAGTGTTCCTGTAACCAGAAAGCATTTTGTCTTTGTTGCTGCGGAATACTGGAGCGTTTCCAAATGAAACAGATGTACCTACTCCAGGTGGTTCTGCAGGGCTATTCCAAGATGTAAAAGTATTTGCTGCCACTACGACATTCCACCTGCACTAGGTCCACCCATAAAACCACCTGCGGCACCACCAAATGGTGAAACGGGACGCACTTGTCCTTTCTTTCGGTAGTAACGAGTCTTGCTACGAGACCCTGGTTTGCGACGACCTTCAGACATATTTAAACTTGATTACCGTAAGCATCACTAGACATTTTTATTTGTCTTTGATTACTATTGAGCGCTTGTCCACGTGCATCATCAGGACTCATGCCACTTTTACGAGCGGTTTTGTAAGCACTTTTTACTTGATTCATTGTTGCGCCTTTAGGAGCATTGGAAGCATTTGTAACTTTATATTCTGCTTGACTTCCTAATTGAGATTGAGGAGTTTTACCAGCAGCAATGCTAGATTTTTCTTGCTCTGGAGTTATCGGTTGTGCATTGCGAGTTGCGGCAGAGTACCTTGCTACAACTCCTCCACCAGCCACATCACGACTTCCACGTTGTGCGTTAGTTTTTGCTGTAGCAGGAGAGCCGTATGCATTTCCTGCTCTGTCATGTGTTGCCATGCTTACCTCACTACGGGTTTAAATGATATTGCTGAGATGTTTTCACCGTTCTCTCCAATAATATCATCAAATCCAATGATGTAAACGAGGTCTAATCCTCTTGGTGCAACAAAACCACGAGCAATAGCACATGCTTTTACTGCTTGGTTTACAGCGCCAGCACCAATAGCGCGAATCTTTGGATACTGCCCTGCATTGACAGCACGAGCAATGATTGAGCCAACACTTTGTGGACTGCTACTTCCAGAGACTTTTAGAAAATCGTCAATGTTTGCGTTTAGTTCTTGAGACATAATACTCCTAGTTAATCAAATTGTTACATAACTAGGTTACTTGTAATTAGCCTCTCGTAGTAGTTCTACAAAGTCATCCAACCTCATCACAACATATGAGTCTCCGACTGCTTTTGACCCTTTTCCAGGACGTTTTACAATTAAAACTGGAAGGGCATTTTTTAAACGACGTGCCTGTTCAATTGTTGCGTTTAACCAACCACTTAAATCCCATTTCTTTTGGTTCTTACATTGTAAACAAGCGTTACGAAGTGTTGTTTCTTGCTGTATACCGTGTATATCACCAGTGTCATTTTCTCCTGCTAATACTGCTCTACGTGCTTCTGTAAAGTTTTTGGATATTAAGTAATCTTTAATCAGCGTTTCAAACGCCGTTCCTTTGGCTTTATGTTTATTGCCCATTTACAATCCACTTTGCTTGACTAAACCCTTTTACAGTTCCATCTCGTTCAATATAAACCCACGTTGGAGCATCTGGGTCGCAAACACAGCCAGTTATTTGACGTGGATTATGAAATAAAGTTTCGTTGCATTTTAAACACGTAACACTGATAGTTGTCACGGTTGATACCTAGCCAAACGCCTTTCTTGAGGAGCAACACTAATGCGACGACTCAACTCTCGTGACAGTATTTGAGCACCACGTTCACACCGCTCAAAGACTGACTCTACTAATTTTCTATAGGCTCGTGAATTAAGGTGTAACTCTTGAAGACTTACAACATTGTCATCGGTATCACGGCGAGCCTTAGCCAAAGTAACGGTATCGTTCTTATCCCCGCTCCATTGTAAAATCAAAGTTTTTGCTTCTATCAACTTAACGTCGTTAGCACAACGTTCTTCTGTAATTTCAGCAGTGACTAATTCTGTTTTAGAATATGTAATCCAAGCCATGAACTCAGAATAGTGTTCCATTAAATCAGCATCAGACAAATCGTCAAGATGTTTTGGAATCTCTGGTAAGTTTCCTTTCGGCCTGTCTGGAAGAGAAAACTTCTCCAGAAAGTTCTTCATTGCTTGGCTGTTTGTCAGTCTGTCGTCTATCAGCATCGTTCCTCCAACATGTTGTTTTGTATGGACATTGTTTACAAGTTTTATGGTCTTCTGTTGCCCAAGTAGGGCGGTCAATAATAGTACCTTGTTCTAGGTGTTGTTTGACAAGTTGTGCGGCGGCAAGAATATGTTCAATCAACGCTGGTTGATAAGTAACATCAAACTCTTTAATTGCTTGAGTTGGTTTCCATTCGTACAAAATAATGCCTTGATGTACACCTGTTGCATACATGTACAAATTAATCTGACGAAGGTGCGTGCTAAACGGTTGTCTTATCCTTTTCCACAACTCGTCCATGCTTATAGTTCCTGAGTCATACTCTTTGTACAAATCTATGTTTTCCATGCGAACGGTGCCAACACCTACGCTTTTAATTTCTAGTATGGCTTCGCCCATTGCATCTTCAATCAAACCATCTGCATTTCCTTTTATATGGCACTCTTCGTTAAAGATGTTTAGTTCTGATTGTTTCATCAATCCAGAACGCTCTAACCAACCTTGCCACTTTTCGTGAATGTCATGACCAGTTCTAAAGATGTTTAAGGTTTGAAACGAGTGTGATTTAACCTTGTCTGCTGGTTCTTTGTTTATTTCGTACATTGATGAACGTGGACACCAATCGCGTTTGCAAATTTGACTGGGGTGCAAGTAGTCCGTATCTCGTTCGCGAGTGTTCTCATTGTTTTCAAGTTCTACTTGAGCAGCAACAATGGGTAACAACCGACCTTTTGTTCTGAGATTCTTTTTAAGACTCTCTAAGTCTGCGCTAGTTAACTCAGCCATTTAACATACTCGTAAAATCATCTTCTGTTAAAATCACGTAACGCCTATTTTGTATCTCAAATTGTAGTAATGGAATTCTGTCTTCAAAGATAGCCCGTTGTTCTAACTCAATCAAGTCTTTTATCTTTACTGAATACTGTTTAAGATTGTCCGTAAACTTATTCTCAATAAGAAATTCGTGGCTTCGTACGTCGTTCTTTCGCATCCATCCAGACCCTGAACCTGCGTTCCTACTGCCCTTATAACGAGCAGCAGTTTTTTCTTCCTGTTTACGAGACTTCTTCAATCTTCGTTTATGTTCTCCATCTCCTCCAAGAATCATTGAGTGGGAACCCGAAGATTAAAGTGGTCAAAGGCTTCTTTCTTAAGTTTTTGTTGAAGGTCTAAATCCTCACGAATTGCCAATACCAGTGCGTCTTTGCCTTGCCATTTTTGAGTTCCATAAGAATAATATGGACCAGAACGAGTAATTAAACCAACAGCAATGCCAATGTTTACGACGTCTTTAATGACGTCAAACTCTCCTAAACGAAACCCACCAGCGCTTGTAAAATAAAAATCAACAACTGCGGTTTGTTGAGGTCGGTAAGTTTTGTTTTTGATTGTGCGAGCCTTTATTGTCTGACCAATGGCTTCTTCTTTTTCTTTAATCCATTCGTCTCGTTTAACTTCAACACGACTGAAGTAGTGAAAGTTTTTGGCTTTGCCACCAGGTGTGGTTCGGTTGTCTCCCCACATGACACCAATCTTCTCACGCCATTGGTTTATGACTAACCCAGTGCAAGGACGGTCTTCGTTAATAAGGGAACGGCGTTGAGCCTTTGATGATTTGCGAAAGAACTTGCCAGTTAAACGAGCACCCAAACCAACTGTAAACTCTTCCATCATTTTTTCTGATTCGTCTCCTGGAACCAGCGATGGCAACGAGTCAATGACAATCATGTCAACAGCGCGATTGTCCAATGCTTTAATAACCAAATCATAAACTTGTTCCATGATGTTGGTTTCTACAACCCACAAACGTTCTAGGTCAACTCCAATGGCTCGTGCGTATTGAGGAACATAAGTCTCAGCAGCAATCCACATAGCAACAAAGTCTGGATTAATTGCTTGATTAGCAGCAATAGTTTTATATGCAAGTGCTGTCTTTCCAGATGATTCCTCACCAATAATCTCTGACCATTGGTTTAAAGGCCATCCTCCACCAAGCATCAAGTCATAAGCAAGTATGCCAGTAGTTATGCGAGGCACTTCTTCTTTTATGTCTGAACCTTTAATCAGAACATCGTCGCCATACTTTTTTTGAATAGCGGAAACAATTGATGCCAATGATTCGTAATCTGTCATGTGATAATCCTTTATATTGCCCAATTTGATTGGTCTGCTTGTGAAAATTTACCGTTCCAACCACACTCAAAACAACGTGGGGCTGGTGCTGCTCCATTAACCATACTGTTAGAACCTTTTCCAACACGTGAAAATACATTTCGGCTTCCACATTCTGGACACCTCATGCTACCTTCACGTTGATGCGCTTCTCCTCCTTTCCACATTCTAATCGCTTGTCCAGTGGTTAACTGGGTGTTTGGAGGCAAATTATGTTGAACTGTTTGTGTTTCTACCGTTTGAACAGGACGATTGCTATACGTAACAGGATTTGGATATATCGGTTGTGGCGTTGGTTTCTCGCCTTTTAACTTTTTGTCCCACCAGTCACTCATCTTCTTCTACTTCCTGCCAATTTAATAATGCTTCTTCGTCTATGATAATAGAAAGATTTCCACTTTCTAACATTTTATTTAATAAAGAAACTCCGTATGCTACAAACAACGGGAGCACTTCTTCTTTAGGGTTTGAAAGTTTATCACTTTTCTCAAGAAAGTCTAGCACCCAATTGGCTGATTCTTCAATACTTTCTAAAACTCCTTGATTAACAAACAATGCCCATCTGCTGGCAACGTCGTATATTTCTGCTTGTTCCACGTCATTAGACGGATTAGAAAAGCCCATGAAGTTAGCAAACTCTTGCCCTTGACCTATTGACAGCATCAAGTAGAACAGTCGTTTATCAACTACGCTTTCTATATCGCTCATTCTTTTGCCTCTGCCCAACTCTTGGCAAATTGATGGGAAACCTTAATTGGCACTTTCTCTAAAACCATACCGTCTCCCATAGCGTTAATAAAAGGATTAAGAATATCAACCCTATCTGTTTCGTTTACCATTGCTACAAGTTCGTCATGAACCTGCACTAATAATTTTACACTGGTTCCGCTCATGGCTTTATGAACATCAACCATTGCTTGTTTACAAATGTCCGCGGCAGTTCCTTGAACTATCGCGTTAACAGCCTGTCTTTCAGCCCTAGACCGCAACTCATCATTGCTTGATGACAAATCTGGAAGCCTTCTCCTGCGTCCATATAAAGTAGATACATAACCGTCTTTTTTGGCTTTTGCAATAACTTGCCGTTTCCAAGCAGTCAATTCGTAAAAACTTTTATAATAATTATTTAATATCTCTTCTGCTTCATGTTTTGGAATGCCAGTAACTCGTGCAAGTTTTATAGAACCACCACCGTATGCGGTTAGAAAGTTAACACCTTTGCCTATCTGTCGTTCTTCAGAAGTAACGTTCTCTGGTTTTTTCTTAAAGACAGCCGATGCAGTAGCGGTGTGAATGTCTTCGTCATTGGCAAAGACATGCAACAAACGTTTGTCTTGGCTGAACATAGCCATAACTCTCAATTCAATTTGGTCGTAGTCAGCAACTAATAAAACGTTTGGGTCTAAGGCAACAAACAACTTTCTAATGTTTGATGTTCTTGGAATGTTTTGAAGGTTTGGATTAGAAGAAGATAGTCGCCCAGTAGCGGTTCTATGTAAATGAAAAGATGGGTGAAGTTTATTTTTATATAGTTTTGGTATCAATCCGTTTACGTAAGTTGATTTTAACTTCTGTAGTTCTGCCCATTTTAGTAACTGGGCTACAACTTCGTGTTTATGTTGAAGACTCTTTAAAGATTCTTCGTCAACAGACGGTGCTCCTTTTCCAGTCTTCTTATATGGTTTAAGTCCCAGTCCACCTTCTGATTTTTTATTAAACAAAAATGTTTGTTTATGTTTATTAGAATCAGGGTTAAAACCAACTGGTGCATACTTTAAAATGTTGTCATGCACTTCTTTTAACTCTTGGTCTAAGTCTTTTTCTAGAACTGTTAAGTTGTTAACGTCAACTGGAATGCCTTGATTTTCCATTTCCATTAACACTTCTAAAACTTGACTATCTAAAGTCATGGCTTTGCGAAGGTCAGCGTAGGCGTTTACCTTCTTTAACAAGCGTGTATACAGCATCCAAGTCCAACGAGCGTCACGATGCACGTACAATGAGGCGTCGTCAATAGTTACCTTGCTTATACTTTTGCCAAGTTTTCCACCACGTTCATATGCTTTATGACCGTTGTAATTATTTTCAATGATTGTTTCAAGTGAGTAGTTGGTTAAGTTCTCGTTAACCAAATGTTGTAAAAGCATTGTGTCAACATAAGGTCCTGGTGGTATAGCACCGTAGTACTTTGAAATAGACCGTGCATCAAACTTAACGTTTTGACCAACTTTAATTAGGTCGCTAAAAAACAAAGGCTTTAAACGTTCAAAGACAACGCTTCGTGATAATTGTTTTATTGGCTCAGCATAAACAGCGGGCTTTATGTATCTAGCCTTTGCCATGGACTCTTGACCATTTTTTAACTTTTTACGATAGCCAACAGGTGGTACTGTGCTTCCATCTCCCACCTCTTCTGCTTCTAGCAACGGACCAACTTTGTGACCCATTGGTATTGCCCATGAGTGACCTTTAGTTGCAATTCCAATCCAAAACACTTCATTGCGTAAAGGATTTACTGCTATCTCTTTAAGGTATTCTTCTACCAAATTATCATGTGCTCTTTGAATAATGTCAGGGCTTTTGCTTTTTAAACCCTTAACATGTTCTTGAAAATCTTTTTCTAAGTGTTGTAATAGGTCGGGGTGATGCTCAAGCACTGACTGTGTTTCAACGTCAAAAGCAAACGCCCCAACCTCATTAACAACGCTAATAAGTTCATCAAGTTCTTCTAAGGTTGTGATAATGGGAGGTTTTACGCTCCCCATTATCTACTTCCCTAAATCTTCTGATGCAACTGAAAGAAGGTCTGCGTAGGTAGGAACCTTCATGATGCTTGCGTCATAACGGTCTTCACGCAATGACGACATGAAAGTTTCGTCAATCTCTTCCATCTTCCATTCTTCTTGTAGGTCGCGAGCACGAATAGCCTGCAAATTGTATGCAGTTGTAGCGCCCTTACCTGTGCGACTTACAGCCCAATAGTGTTTGGTCAATGGACCAGTTTGAGGTGCTTTGTTCAAATTGCGAAGTTGGTCAACAACTCGTGGTCCTACTTCAAATGAACGAACTACTGGTTTGGCTCCTACAGCCAACAATGCAACGTTAAACGCAATGCGTTGTGACGGACGATTACCTGTCTCACACAGTGGGCATCCACGCTCTTCAAGGTCACGCAAGCAGATAAAGGATTTCTGACCTTCACGCTCTACCCAGTGTTGGTGCCATGCTGCAAATGGTTCGTCGTCCAAAAACTTGATTACTTGAACGTCCTCAGAAACTTTCAAACGCTGTGCGTACTGAGAGTCTGCGCTTTTCAAAACATCAACTTGTTGCCAACCACCGCGAAGTAGTTTGCGAGTTGATTCTTCTGGAGCAGGTGTGTCCTGCTCTGTATTCGGTGTTAATTCTACTACGTCATAATTTCTTGGCATTGTATTTTTCCTTTGTGTGTTTATTGGGGCCAATTATCTTTGATATGTTTTCTAAAACCGTTCCAATCTCCGTGATTAATCTCACGTACTTTAAAACGGTCCATTGCTTCAAAAAGAAACTCTACCTGTTCTAAACTGTAAAGCCTCCTACCTTGTGAAGTTTTCTCTGGAATTTGTTGCTTCACAGGTTTTGGTGTTCGGTACTTGGCTTTGGGAAGCCAACCACGATGCTCCCAAACTCGCAACGTGGAAGGACGTTTACCTATTGCTTTGGCTAAGTCGCCAATGGTAAACATCACTACCTCTTGACCGTTGATTATATACTTCTTGGGCTTTGCCCCGTTGTATCTATCATCGGCAATTGCTTTTACCTTTTTACCCCTGTTTTTTGGTGTGCGACCACCAGGGTAATCAGGCAAATCATTAAAAAAATCTAACGGGTCTTTCACGCTTTAAATGCCCAAGTTTCTTTTTCTGTGTAGAAAGTTTGAACTGTCGTGAGAAGTGCTTTGTCTTCCCATGCTAATTGTAAAAGTTTGTCTTCGCTAAGTCGTTCAATAACTTCTTTTACGTTGTCCCACAATCCTTGCTCACGTGCCCACTCTTCCGCTTGCGTTGCGTTGAATGATTTGCTAACACGACGTTCACGTTTTAATTCGTGTCCACCAATGTTCAACCAAATGTGACCGCTGTCGTCTGGAGTTCCATGTTGTTCAACAACGGTGCTTAGTTCTTTTTTAATCTTGTCAACCCTTGTTTCTAACTGAGACAACAGTTTTTTTTGTGATACAAAGTCTTCTACAAGTTTTGTTAAGTATTGTTCGTCATATTCTTTTTCCATGTCACACCTCCGAGTGTTGTAGGAATTCTGTTAATGAATTAAGTGTCAACTCAAATCTACCTTGTGTATCGTAACCTTTGTCAATAAACGCTTCGTTAATTCCTCTCTTTTGTTGAAGCATTTCATACTGCCTTTCTTCAATACTCCCTTTCATTACGAATGATGCAATTGTAACGTGAGGGTGTTGTGAAGATAGTCGTATAATTCTTGCCTCTCGTTGGTCTAATTTACCAGCAGACCACGGAAGGTCATAAGATATTAGGTAATTGGCTTGGGGTAAGTCAACACCATAACCACCTGCATCTGAAGACAAAAACAAACGTGTGTTTGGGTCTTTAATAAACTTTTGTTTAGCGGCATCTTTTTCAGTTGAATTCATATCCCCAGTAAACAAAACTGATTTGGTAATGCTTTTAGTATTCTCAGACAATAGTTTAAGATTTTTCTTAAAAAATGAAAACAATACAATTTTATTGTTTGGGTCTTCTTGTAGTATCTCCGTCATATAATCAATAACGGCATCCATTTTTGGAGTTTTAAGATTGCCGTTAACCCAACCATTGTCCATAACTTCTTTAGCGTATTTACTTCCCACATCCCCGTCTGCCCTAACAAACTCTTCTGCCGAGAACAAAACTAATTCTGGGTTGTCGCAAAGCATACGCAGAATAGTTAACCGCGACATGATTTGACCCTGCGCTTCATTTGCTGCTGGATTTCCATGATAGTGAGACCATAAATCAAAGCCTTTGCCATGAGTGTTCAGCGCCTGTTGTATCTGTTTAAGCAAATCATTGGCAATATTTTTATATGCCAATGCTCCCAACTCATCAAACTGAACTGGTATAACTGTTGATATAACTTCGGGCAATTGGTCTTGAATATCTTTTCTATTCTTACGAACCATTGCTAGTTCCATTGATTTATTAAGTACGTTTAGATTTCTATAACGTGTTGGTCTGCCAAACTTGTCGCGAACAATAAAGGTTTTATCAAACCAATCAAACCTTCCCAACACAGTTTCATCTACAAATTCCATAATAGAAAACAATTCTTCTGGTTTGTTTTCAATTGGTTGACCAGTTAAGGCAAAACGATATTGACATTTTTTACCAAGTTTTTTAAGAAGCCTTGAACGTTTAGCACGCGGTGATTTAATCATTGTTGCTTCATCTATAACCATTGCTTCAAACCGCAGTGAGTTAAACATGTGCTGGTCGTTTAACAAAGTTTCAGGATTGACTATGACGTACCTTGCTCGTATTGCGGAACGCCATAATGTTTCTCGTATTTTTGCATTGCCATCAATTACTACTGCTCGTGAGTTTGTAAACTTTGTAATTTCTCTCAGCCATTGATACTTTAAAGATGCGGGAACAATAATGATTGCCCTTGTGATTTCTTGTTGTTCAAACAATGTTTCAAGAGAGTTGATAGTGATTACAGTTTTGCCACCACCCATGACTACCGCTAAAAGCATCTTGCCCCTGTCAACCATTTTTTCACGGGCTTCTTCTTGAAATGGGTATAACGTTCCCTTAAACATTTACCCACCAAGGAAGAACAGTTGCTTTTGTTATGGCAATACCAATTTCTTCGTCTGACATTTCACCCAAGTCTTTTGCTTTAGTGTGACCGTAGTAAAGCCATTTAATACCTTCACGAAAAGTAGGAAGGTGCTTAAACAACTTTTTACCTACCGTCATTCCAGCCTCGTCATTGTCTAACGCCACAATTAAATAATCACAAACATTGCTTAATAGTTCTATTTGTTTTTTACTGACCTGTACTCCAAAACTGGCTAAACATTGTACTCCTGAATATGCTGAAGCAACCCTAACTACGTCTAGTGGGGACTCTACTAAAATTGCTGTTCGTATATTAAAACGGTCAATACCAAACAAAGTTTCTGATTTAGAAACACCTACAGGTTGATTGAGAACTCCCTTTGGTGACTTCTCTTGCCATCCCATCAAATCTCCTGATGCAGAAATGATTGGAATAATCCACGCTTGTTTTGACGTATCCCATCGGATACCAAACCTTTCGGCAACTACCGCTTTGATATTACGTTCTAACAACTTCTCGTATGGAGGGTTGTCAAAAAACATATACATTTCCCAGTCCACATCTGATTTAACCTTTTCCAACTTAGGACGTGTTAGTTGCTCCATTCCAGAGTTCATTAACAAGTTGTATATTGTGGATACGGATTCGTAACTTCCAGTAACTTCGGCAATCAACTGCGGTAAGTTTCCACGAGACCCACATGAATGGCAAATCCACAATCCTGTAGAAGCGTTCATTGACCATGATGGAGACCTGTCTAATTTCCCAGTTCGTTTTGCATGTACTGGACAACAGCCAATGATTTCATTGCCAGACTCACGGCGAACATCAACGCCTATTGCGTCAAGGACGTCACGAAAATTAGTAATACCAGTTGTCATTGCTATCGTTAGTGTCATCTTCTACCTCTGAAAAGTCCATGTTGTTCCAATCCCAATTAATCCTTACTTCGCCTTTTGGTGCTGTACGTGCAAGCACCACTCTCAAGATTGCTTGGTTTTCAATATCAGGGTCTGACTCTACGCCAACCACTAGGTCAGAGTCTTGAGCAAAAGACGATGTATACCCAATGGCTTCAGCAGTAATCTGCCTGCTTTTTCGGTTTCCAATCTTCCAACTCAACACTTGAGTTGTACCGACAATAGGAATATCAAATCGTTGAGCCAAGCGCTTTAACGACCTAGTGATATTGGTGAGTGCTTGTGGAGAACCTTTTGGCTCACCTTGTTCGTCATCCATCAAATATACACCGTCAACTACTAACAAATCAGGTTTGTGTTGCTGTACTTTTCCTGCAATTGCACTGACTGTGGTCAAAGACGAAATGTCTTCAGACAAAATAAATGGGTGCATGTTCTTTCGCACTGACACTGCTTTTCTAATGCGTTCAATTTCGGCATTGGTTAAGTCTCCTCGCATTATTTTTGTGTGCGATATTCCAGCAATAAGAGCGTCGTATCGTGCTGATTGTTCTTCTGCACTCATTTCAAACGAGATGTATAGCGGAACCTTACCGTGAGTGTGTACGGCGTTTGCCATAATCAAGGTAATCAAAGATTTGCCCTTCTTTGCCTCACCAACAAAAGTAATCAACTGCTGTGGTCGTAACCCAGATGTAATCCTGTCCAATCCACCAAATCCAGTTGGTATTCCACGGATGGCGTTAGGTGTATCTTTCATCAATTGGTAACGTTGTACTCGCTGCTCCCAAGTTTCAATGAGGTTGATGTCGCGTAACCTGGCAACATCGGCTGAAGCGGTCTGTAAGCCCTCTGTAAGCGCGTGTAACGCTTCTGAAGTCAAATTGTTGTTCAGCATAGGGACCGCTGTTGCAAGCGTTTCTACAAGTTTCTGGTGACGGTATGACTCAAGCATTTCCTCAATTAGGTTGGAGAATTGCTCACGGGAAGAGTCCACCAAAGAGACATTGGCATGTTCTTGACTAAATGCTCTTTCAGAAGGAACGGCGTTGTGTTCTCGCCAATAGGTAACAACCCATTCCCAAACATTTGACCAATGCGCTGAGAAGTGCTGTGGTTTAACCCCTGCTTCAATTACGGGCAAGATTTCGTTGTCAGTGATTACCTTGCTAATTAGTAAGTGCTCTGAACTTGACATTAATTAATCCACGCTTTCTTTGTGTCCACTACGTGAGAACGTATCCCAATGATAGATGCTTGCTCTTGCGTTTCAACATATATTGTCCTAACTGAACGTTGAAACTTTAAATCGTATGCTAGTTCTTCCACCGAGGGGTAATACATTACACCCACCGAGATACCTTTCCTCAGCAACCAATCATTAATTGCGTCAACTGCATCGTTGTCTATAAAAGTATAAACATCTGTTGCTATACCCAATCGGCTGTAACTATCTATCATTGCTTTTAACGGCAACTCACATGGTTTGGATAAAGACAAATACTTTTTCCAATTACCTCGTTGTTTATAAAAATTAGCAATAAGGCTGTCCGACAATTGTGTCAGAACTCCTTCAAAAACTACGCCTTGTCCTTTTTGCCAGTACTCACCAATGTCATTTCCCTGCATTGCGTTGGTCCGTTCCCGATACAGGAACAAGCCGACACGCCGATTGCAAAATAGAAACAAAGCGTTCTCCGTAACGCAAAGATAACTTTTTAGGGTTGTATAGGCTTGTAATAATTGTTGGAAGATTATTGTTGATTCTTTGATTTAGTAAATTGGTAATTGAACGGCGTGTAAAGTCTGTGTCGTTTTCGTCTCCTAGTCCGTCAAGAACAACTACGTCATAAACTGCTCGTAAGTATTTTGATGTGTAGGGAGATTCATACTCTTCTGGAAGAGTGCCTTCATTGTTTAGTTCGTCATACATCATTTCCATGTATGTTGTGGTTGGTATGTAGTAACCACTAATTTGAACTTTGGCAACTACTTCTTTTAACAAACCAATGGCAAGATGTGTCTTACCTACACCAGTGCCACCAAACAAATACAAACCAGTTCCAGTGGCGATGTTTTCTTCTGCATTTTTTAACCAAGTCATAACCGCATAGTAAACATCTTGGTCTCCAGTTGACTTGTCGTATGACTCCAATGTCATTGATTCAAATCGCCGTGGAACTCGTAAGTTACTTAGTCTTTCTTCAATTGGCCTGTTACGCCAGTAACGAGCACCTTTCCATCCTGTTGTCATAGTGTGTCCTTTATGTGTAATGGGTCGCTAGGTAAAATATACATTGGTGCTGTGCACGCATCAACTTTATAATGCGTAAGGTACGAATGTTTGTCTAAGTATATGCTCCCGCACAAAGAACAAACATACATTTCAATTTTTTCTTCTTGTTGTTTAACAGTGTTTACTTTAAAAATAATGTTAAATGCTTTTATGAAAAACCACCATTTTTTCATTTCCACTCCGACACGTCGGAATTGGAAGAGTTCGCTGTCACCCACTGAAGTAAATCGTCTCGTCGTTTAATAAATGCTGCCCATGTAGCCACGTCTTTTGGCAATGGTTTTTGTTTGATTTCATAAAAGAACCTGTCAATCATGTTGTACATGTCAACGTAGGAAACCCCACTGTCGCGCAAAGTCTTAAATGTTTTGGACAAAGCCAAAGCGTTTACTTCAAAGTTCATTGGGTACTCTATGGATTTATTGAAGTGGTAAACTAAAGCCATAGTTGTATTTTTTGTTTTTGTGGACATTTTAGTAATCATCGGTTTCTCCTCATCTGAGCCTAGAGCCTTTCCCCAGTCGTCGTTCATTTTGACAATAGCGTTTCGTCTATAACGTAACCATTTGTAATTTCGTCCTTTTTTTTCTCCTTCTTGAAAGAGAGATTCTTGTTATGGTTATTCTTGTTTATTGTTATTCTTGATTGGGTGTCACTGGGGACACTAGGGGTGGTGTCAGACGTGTCACTACCAGTGGTGTCAGTGAGGACACTAGGTGGTGTCTGTGCAGACACTAGGGTAGATGGATTGTTAAAGTTTACGATGTACTTATTGCTGATGTTTCCATGCTTGCCCGAACGGTTTTTACGAATAAGGACACCAGCAGAAACTAAGCGGTTGACAGAACGAATGATGGTTCTGCGCGAATAGCCAGTCAATTTGGCTACGTGTCCATACGAAGTTGTTAGTTCTTGGGTATCAGCATCCATGTAAAGTAATACAGTTAATAATACTACTTTACTGATTGAGTCATTGCCAAGATATTGAAGTACCCAACGTGGGAAGGGTAGAAACGGTCCTGAAAATTTACTTTTTGCCATCGTGTTATTCCTCGTCCTATTTGATAAACTGATTTCAGCGTCCTTGTCCGAACGCTGAGCAGGGTGTGGGCTGGAGGTTTTTCTACCTCCTTTCCGCCTCCAGTCCCCCTGCGTAATTACGTTAAGTCGTTGATTATTTGTTGTGCTACTTGTTCTGTAACTTTAAATACTTTTGGATATTCTAGTGGGGCTAACTTTCCAGTAATAACTACCACTGTTGCTGTCATTTCTTCTATCAATGCTTCAATCATTTCTTCTTTTGATTTAAGTTTATTATCTGGAACACCATGTGCTGCTGCTTGTTGTTTTAGCGAAGCCAACGGCATCTCTTCATACTCTTCACGAGTAACTGGTTTAAGAGAATCAACAGTGTCGTTTACTTCTTTTTTGTTGTCAACAATTAAGAATGGGGTAAGACCTTGTGTTAAGTCAAGAACACGTAATCCGCTATCAATTAATTTGGTTACGTCTTTCTCGGACTCCACTTCATCTTTGTCGTTCCATAAGTAAAGAACAGTGGCTTTTATATTTCGCGCCACGTCAATCATCTCATCTATGGTTGACTCAACTGCTTTAGTTGCTTCGTTAGTCAACATTACTGGTGCTGTGTTATTGTGATACGCAATGTACGATGCTTTGTTATCTAACAACCAATCGTAGACTCGGCACACTCCTTCCAAATTTGTTCGGTATGTATAAATGTGATACATACTGTCCTTTGGCAAATCAAATAAACAATCTTCTATGATGTTTTCAGAGGTGTTTCCTACTCCAAGTATTACAAACTGATTCATGTTGTTCTCCTTTTAACGTAACGATTTTGTTCTTGCCATATCTCCCATGAGTGTAATCATGCGAATTAGGCTGTGCACTATACCAGCGATTGTTGCAACTACAAGTCCATGCAACCAAATAATTTCGGTCCATAAGATTAGAACTGCTGCATATGACATAACCAATGTCGCAACAACTTTAACCCAAGGCATTGGTTCCTTTGTCAAAAATAAATCTAAAATTTGTACAACTTTGTAAACGGCTAGTGCTGCAAGTAATAGTTCCATTAGTCTCCTGGGATAGTGTTCCATTCAATAGTGTAGTTGCCAATCATGTTAACAGGTATCAAAGTGTCTTCAACAACACGTTCTACCGCGTTTGTAACTCTCGCATAATCAAGGGTGTAGTACGAAAAGTTTTCATTGTCTTCGCCGCCGTTTGGACCCCATCGGTAGTCTGCAACACCAACAATGCTTGGTTGGTTTGCCTGTTGAATAAAACCACCATAGATGTCATCTCCATCAAAATAACGTCCTACGGCATTAGGTTCAACCAACCATTTAGAGACAATGATAGAGTCACCTGGGTCTGCAAAGAATACTAATGCTGGAACTACAGCCTTTTCAACGTTGTCAATGTCTGGAGATTCTGGATGTTGCAAACTAAAGCGACCAGCGGTTGCCAAACCAGGCGCACTGGCGTTGTAATAAGCAGTGTTTCCATATAAAAATATGTCTTGATTTGCGGCGCTTTCAGTATTCCATGAATCATAAAACAATGCTTCACCAATAGAGTCTGGTGGGTCAATTTCTATAAAACTATTAATGTTATCGTTAGTTATAAAACGAAGGTTAACAAAAGATGCTCCTGAAAGATTGCAGTTAAAAGAACTGTAATAAGTAACATCATTTCGGTAATAAAAAGGTTTTCTTCCGTATACAACAACTACTTGAGGACCAGTTGCATCATTTGGAATTTCAATTTTAATACCATCTCCGTTTGCATAAACAACAGAAACCGAAGCACCCGCCGTTTCTTCACCGTCATAAATAACTGTGTTAATAACAGGAACAGAAGCACCTCCAGAAAAAGCACTTCCATACGTGTAAACACCCCAACCTACAGAAGCCGCAGTATCGGTTGTTAAAGTCGTTGTGTATTCTGCTAACTCTCCTACAGACAAAGGGTTTGAGTTGTAGTTTCTGATTGCATCATCATTTGCGTCTGGGTTACGTAAGGCAGAACCACCACTCTCACTACGAAGTGTAAAAGGTGTTCTATCAAGTACAGACGGGTTTCCTAAATAAAAAGAAATATCTTGTTGCCTAAATTTAGGGTCTGATAAAAGATTAACTCGTTGCGAATACACATAAAAAGTATTTGTATTTGAATCAAAACGAGATTGACAACCAGACATTGCAGAAATAAAAGAAGTTGTTCCGTCAATCGTTCCTTTGCGTTGGCGAAGGTTAAAAATATTTAAAAGGACGCTTCTAAGCCTGGATGTCCCAACGTCCAATGAAGTTACTGGCACTCCTAATTGTTTGGCAATGGCATCAAGGGTTGCAGTTGGAGAAGTAACAGGGTCATTTATAGTTATTAAACTGTCAATTAAACTTCGTGTTTTATCAAGTTCCCAGCCAAACAACGACAAGTACTTTTTAAGATGACCTTTCCCTTCGGCGTAGTCAGCAGCCCTGTAGTACTCTGGAATTCGTTTCCAAAGGTCTTCAACTGATTGGTAATATTTTGGCAATTGAACTGTTACTGTTGCAGCACGCTCAAACCATTCTGTTGAGCCATCTGAGTATTTAATAAAAAAACCGTAGTACAACCAAGTTCCAGGTTTGTATAACGCACTAATGTGACGAAAGGTGTTTACAAAAGATGAACTATTACAAGTAAAGATTGTTGTACCATCTTCAACTGTAAGTGGTTCTCCGTATTGGTTAACTATTAAATGTATTTCAGTTGGTGAAACGGTTGCTGGAGAAGAAACCAACGCTTCAGTCAATGTCCATTCTGTCAACACGTCGTATTCATAAACGGTGTATTGACCGCCTGGTCGTCCTGCATCTATTACAGTTTGTTCTTCAACGTTCATTACCGTTGCACTAAACGACGAGAACCCAGATGAATCTGTTGGGGTTACATATGAGTCACTACGAAGTGCAGAATCTAGTCGGCTTTCTTCGCGAACATAAGAACCAACATCATCGGTTCGGCGTAACCGAAAAGATATTAAAGCCATTTAACCAGTAACTCCACCAACGGTTGTAAGTGTATAGGTTCCTTTTTTTAACAAGCCATATGCACCAGACGTTACGGTTTCAGTGCTTGGTAAAGAAAGGGTTACATAATCAACACCAGGAACATCAAGAATTGTTCTGTATATTTGGCCTTTTGACAAAGTTTGGTTAAAGAAAACATTCTCAAATTCAAACAACGTGTCCAAGGCTGTTTCAACAGATTCAGCAACTTTACTTGCAATGTATCCTGGCAACACGTTTACGGTAGCAGTTACGTTGACTGCTGTTAAGTTAATTGCACTAGCCGCCGTTACGCTTGCCCCAATCATTTGACGAGGTTCGTAATACTCAATAATGTTGGTTTGTAAAGTAGCGTTAACAGGCAATGTTGAAGACGAGTATGTTAAGTAATCTTCCGTAAATGGCGCAGCATAAATAGTAACTGTTCCACTTGAATAAGAAGCAGTGCCTTTAGCAACACCAGCAACTTGTAAAACAAGCGCCTTATAATCACTTAAAGATACAGCACGGTCTTGTGTTGCAAAAGAGTTTGGTATGTTATTTCGCAACGATTCAATTGATTCAACGTTTGCTCCACCAACAGCAGCACTAGACAAAATTTCAGAAATATAGATACTTGGAGAGTTTTGAATTTGTGTGATTGAATTTGCCGAAAGGTTGCCACGAGAACCAACACCTTTGCGATAATTTACAATTATGTTTTGTCCAGTATTTGGAATCTTACCGTTAATACCATTTCCAAAAACAATTTCAGTTTCATTAGATGCTGTTGATAATAACGTAAACACTCGGTCATTTGCGGTTGAGTCAAGAAGTTTGTTAACAAATTGATATTCAACATTAGAAGGAACACCGTCAACTACTACACCTTCTTGTACATACACCACTACACTGTCACCAATCACTCCGTTATAAAACAATGAAAAACGTTGATTTGCAGCACCGTTTGAAGTGCCTACAGTTTCATCATTAACTTGTAAACCTTCAACAACTGAAATAATAGCGTTTGCAGAAGCAGAAGCAGAAGCACTTTCCGTTGAAGTAAAATAAACAATTGGTCGTTCAGAAGTTGCAGGAGCAACAAACGTAGTACCTACTGGTATTGTTACAACGTCTCCTGCAGGAATGTTTGCACCAACAACAGTTACAGTTGCAGTTGATGACTTTTGAAGTTGTGGGTTGTAATCAAACAAACTGGCAAGAGCCAACAACGACTCTCGTTGTGTTGCCGTAGTGATAAATGCCTCACCAGCAGCGCGGTCAATGTAATAGTGTAGTACGTCAGCAAAGTACGACCAAAGGTCAACAAACAAAACTCCAAAATCAGACGAGTTTCTTGCAGTCCATTCAGGAACTATCTCTGACGCACGAGACAACAAGTCAGCGCGAATAGAATCATAATCGCGATTAGAATAATCAATAGTTGCCATTAGATATCGCTTTCTTCATTAAATGTGTTTGTTACTATTAATTTTACAGTAGATATTGTTCTAGGTGCTACGGCGTAACGAACCAGCACGGTAGCCACGTTTTCCTCATAAAATGTAGTATTTTCGTTGTCCACTACAGCCATGTCTAATACTTTTCCAAAAGACAGGTTTGAATTAACGTCACTGATAGCGTCTATTTTATAATCAGCCAAAACTAAAGGGTCGTTAATTTCAAAAGACAGTCTAGGCAAACCACCACCATATGATGAGTTCATAACCCTTTCTCCATCAACTGTCATAAAGTAATTAACTATTTCTTGTTTAACAATAGTATCTACGTTAGTTGTAGAAGATACGCTGCCTTCTTCAAAATTAAAAGGTATTTTAATAGACCTCATGACAATGCCTCCAAAATAGACGCTACTTGTGTTTCTAACGTAGCAATTCGTTCTTCAAGTTTAGACGTTCCATCGCTTTGAATCCAAAACACATTTGTAAAAGTACTATCATCTGTGCCAACAATTATTTGGTCTCCAACACTAGGAACAGACCAACCATTTGAATTAGGTTGTCTGCCAATTAATGAAATGGTTACCTCCGACGAACCCAACACAGCAGGTATACGAACCCTTATCTCTCCACTACTGCTACTGGAATAGGTTACTACTGCTCGGTGTGGTCCTCCAGACACGACAGTATGAATGCCTTTAGTTGTATACATTTACATACTCTGATTTCATTACCCATTTATTTTTAATTAATGTTGGCAAAGGTGGCTCTTGGTAACGCTGAACAATTGGAAACTTTGGAAGAATGTCGTATGTTCCATCTTTTTCTATCTTTATAAATGATGTTAACGTGTCTGTTGACAATGTGTGAGTTACTGAATTGACGTACCAGTACCCATCAAAATCTCCTCCGTAACCTTCAATTTTTACAACTCCACCTGGAACAATAGAAGGGTCTCCATATACTAAAGCGTCTGCCATATATGGATATGCTTTTTTAATTTTAGATTCAATATAACGAGATGCTTTTTCAAACGAATCAACACTGACTGTTAACTTGTTGTAGAATCTGCTTTCTGGAGGAGTTCCAAAACTGTTTATTCCGTTTAATTGAGAACTATCAACTGTTACAAATACACCGCGTTCATCAACATATGTAACTGTTTTGTCACCTGCTTGTTGAGAAACATCTGCAGTTCCTAAAGTTGATTCTATGTTAAGAATGTCTCCTGGAAGAGGGTTATAGTTTTTTCTTTTAATTTTTATTCCGCGCAAAACAGTGTATGACGGTTGACGCGCTAATGATTTGTTTTTATCCCAAATATGTATGTGAGAGTTGGTGAGCGTTATGACATAACCTAATTGGTCGCACGCTTTTACAAGTAGTTTCCATAGCGACTCTTCAGATTGCACAAGACGTTTAAATACATAGTTATCTACTGGCATTGAATAGCCTAATCTAAAATCTTTGGCAATATCGGAAACGATATTTTCTAAAGTAACGTTTTCCCAAACCAATGTGTTATTACTGCGAAGCAAATGAGATGACCCAAGGCAAATAAGTTTAATAATTTGAAAAGGAGTATTGTTTACTGTTCCTTCATTTGTAACCGAAGTGCCTTCAATCTGAGTTACATAACCATAAAACGTAAACGATTTGCCTCCGTTAATTTTTACAGACGCTGTAATAGGACGGTCTACATACGTAGATACATAAGAAGCAGGAACTCCAACTAATTCTACAACCATGTAATCATGTTGATTTTCAACAAATGAAGTTAAAACACGTTGAACTGTTTGTTTATTAAATGGAACTCCATCAATTGCAATATTCCAACTAATACCAAGAGGTGATAAATTAGTAGTAATCATACTAAAGGTATACGAATGATAGTTCCAGTAGGAATTAAATCAGGAAACCGAACTTGCGGATTTTGGTCAGCAATGTACCAATACAGTTTTTCGTTGTTTAAGTATTTTGCTGCTAAAGAAGCAAACGATTCGTTTGATTCAGTTACGTGTGTAAAGTATGGTTGAGATTTTGTAATAACACGTTCTGCAATGGTTCGTGCTTCTTTGTTGTTATCGTTATAAAATAAAGAAGAATAACGAGAAGATTTGGAGTTAATCATGTACGCCTCACGCCACCGCCACCGCCACCTGAGCGTTTAAGGTTAACTTTGTGTTTAGCAACTAATAAAGCATTACTACCAGTATTTCCAAGGTCGTTTTCGTAAAAAAACGGGTCAGTTCCATTGTAATTAAAAATTTGTTCAATACTATGAGTAACCAAAGTTCCGTTTGATAACGTTTTACTAAATTTAATTTCTATTTTTAATTGACATTTTGAATTGTTATTAATTGTTTGTTTTACACTAGTTACATCTACTGGGTCAATATAAAAAGTGTTTTTAAACATGTAAGTTGTTGGAACTTTTTTAGTGTTTTCTATACTAAAACCCATTTCACCTTGTCTAACTGCAACCCAATTATTAGTGTTATTAGAAGGAACAGTATTTTTAGTTTGACCAGTAGCGCTGTCAATAATACTTGCTGTAAATGTAGATGAAACATTATTAAATTCTTTATCTGTAGTTTCAAGATATATACTTATTGGAAGAGTATTACCAACAAAACCACCAATAACTTGTCCACCAACAAATTCCGTATTTGCGGTATTTCTCATTATTGCTAATCCCGTGCCACTTGCAGCAAAAGCATTAAAATATTGAGGTAGTGTTACCCAACTTGTTTCACCAGTACTACCGTTTCCTGAATAATACGAAGCAGATTCTAAAAATTTACCAGTAGTTGTTGGTGTAAATATTTTCATAGCAACAGTGTTATGTGTTGGTACAGTTAGTTTGTTTCCATCAGAAACATTAACAGCAAGGTGCAATGTAACAAGACTTTGTGATAGTACTTTAGTTTCTTTAGTAACTTCGGCTGCAGCCTCTTTATCTGCTAATACTGTAGTAGTTGCCCAAGACGTAAGGTTGTCTGTTAGAAACGCTTTTTTCTTTGCAAAGCCAACGTATAACGCATATACAGTACAATTAACTTGACAAAGTGTTGGAACCATGTTTTGACTAAACTTTTGAAAAGCAACAGCAGAACCAACTACCAAACCTTCAACCATAAATAAATCTGAAAACACAATGCGAACAGGCATTGGGTTTAAGAAAGCAGAGTTACCAAAGTTTGCTTCAACTGATGTATTAAATTTTGTTTCGTCAAAAGTAGGGACTTCTGTATCTTCATCTTGTGTGTCTGTCTCATTAGTTAATGCGACAACTTGTTGTCTTGTATACGCTGAAATAACGTTAACTAATTCTTGAGTAATACCTTGTCCAATAATGCTGTCAAAGATAGCAAGGTCATGCATTACTCCAACTTGACCAGGGTCTGTCATTGCACTGCTTACTAAACTACCATCAATGTCAAATCCTTGTGCCCTTGCTTGCCTAGCAATAGAATCATCATCAGTAGTAGTTAGCACAAAATCTCTTTCTCTTTGCGCTACTTCTGCCTCACGGTTAAACATCATAGTAAAATTAAATTCAGCAGTTCCTGGAACTGCTTGAGTTAAGTTGGCTGGATTTTGTAATAAAGGGTTTACAGCACCAGGACTTTGGCGCACATTACGTTCAATATATTCTGGATTAAATTGAAAATTAAGGCGAAGGTTTCCTGGACTATTTGTTTTAAAAGCACCTGCAATAGTTTGGTCCATAATGATGCTACGCATAAAACCGCGTTTCATTTTTTGGTTTATGTTTGTTCCAGCAATGTTTCTAGAGTAAGGACCAGGATAAGCAAAAGGTTTGTTTTCCCTGCTTGGGTTTCTTGCTTCTCCTAAATTTGAATAATTAGAAAAATTAACGTTTTCTGCTTCTGCTAAAGTCCATTCAAGTTTTTCAAAATCAGCCATATTACGAACTCCTTACCATGTTCATTTTTAGTTCGCGGTCAATAAGTTTGGTTACTTCTTTTGCTAATTTGGCAGCGTCTACAGGAACAGACCCAGTACTAGTAAGGTTTATAGTAGGAGTAACATTAAACGTATTGTTTATAGTTTCTCCAGTTTTAATAGTAGTAGAACCAGATGCAGAACTATTTTTTTGTCTTTGCGGAGTATAACCTTTATCTGAAGGGTCGCCTGTAGGAAACCCAAGACTTCCAGCAATTTCTTTACTTACTTTAATTGTTGAGTCAGGAATCCCACCTATTGGACTTCCATTTTTAGTCCAAGGGTCTAAATTGCCGCCTCCATACATAATACGCGCTGCTTTTATATTTGTTGTTGGGTCAAGTAATTGTTTGTAATCTGAAATTCCAAAATCTTTAGCGCGTTTTGGACCCATGTTTCCAAGCATGTTAATTTGAAACAAACCATATGAATCATCGTCATGGTCTCTTACATAGGCTTTTGGATTCCACCTAGATTCTCGCCATGAAATAGCAAGCATCTTCCAAATGTCTTCTTTTTTAAACTTTCTTCGGTCAAGCATACGAGCCAACTCGTATGGGTCAAAAGAACCAGGAGCGGAATCAATTTTTGTTTTTCCTGCACTTCCTCTGTCTTTTCCGCTTTGTTGTGTACGTCGTTTAGAAGTTCCACCAACAGTTCCACCAACGCCCTGTGCTGAAAAAGTAGCCATTGATTCAGACATAGTTAACTGTTGTTTAATTGTTGCACTGTAACTCATGTCCATGCCACTTTGTCCAGTTGGGCCTGTTTCTGTGATTACACCAGTAGTGTCTGGAACATACTTGTATTCAGGTTCAGTTTCTGTTCCATATGTTGCCCCACTGTCTTCATACTGTCTACGGCTTGCTGGGTAGGCTTTTGATTGGACGTGCCACGGTTCTCCGTGTCGTGCAAACTCATCAAGACCATATTTGCTGGC